CCGAACCCAAGCGGGTAGCATGCCGACTCCATACGGATGTCGAGCAGAGGCTACCCAGAAAGGATCCGATCAGCTACCGGAGGTACTAAAAGAGCTCTTCCGAGCCCACTTTGGTATCTCCCTGCGGCAGGTGAGAAACCCGCCTCCTCCTGGCCTCGCGACCAGGCCCTAAGATTACTCCTAGGGACTCCCTAAAAGGGTGAGGACCACCTCAGTTTTGTGAAGACAGACTGAGGACGTCCGGAACGCTGAAGGTGATCTCCGTTACCAGATGTAGCACGCAAGTGCGACATATGGTAATTCTTCTCGCCATTCGCACGGCGATGGAATTGGAGCATCACTTTCAGAAGGGCATCGGAACCATCTATTGCATTCGATGGGATCCGACTAGACACTACATACCCCTTGACTAAAGGAGCATGTAGCGTACGGTGAATCTTTTGGGTTTCATAACCCAAAGCTGATTCACGGCCCAATACAGGAGAAGACGAGAGGACAACAGGGAAATGATAAATCATCTCCTTTATCCACTCATCCAACCACCTCACCGTTTGCCAGTGACCAGCCCAATAGAGCTGATTACGAAGCGAAACAAGTGAGATGATTGCCTGTCCGTTCCGTCGTGATGTTGGGAACATTCTTCGGACGCGGACTATTGAAACGTCCTCGCCGTTGTAATATTCCTTTCCGCAAGACTCTCTGAACCTACCGGTCCAGAATGACTTGCCCGAGTTAACTAGAAACCCAAAGGCTTCTAGCTGCTCGATCACGATATGCACATATTCTACAGGAATGATAATATCATCCCCGTAGACACGCACCCGACCGAGAAACGATTTAATCGTTTTTCGATCAAGTGACGTCCTGAGTTCTCTTTCAATCCCAAGAAAGATAATGGTAAGGAATACCATCGCCTCAATTGGGAAACAGAGAGCTGAACCCATAGACGCGTACTTGGATAAAGAAATTACTCCGTATCCAGGTACATCGGCCTTCTGAGAGCGAGTGGCATCGAGGCCCTCACGCAAATGAGGAAATCGATGCGTCATCTCTCTTACGAGCCGATAGGAAACGCGATCGGATGCTTCACTCAAGTCGAGTGTAGCAAGTTCCCCGCTAAGGGAACCTTCTTTGGCCATGAGCTGGTTAGGCTCTTGGTCATCGAAGCCGAGAAAGGTCCGCAAGAAGTCAACCTTGCGGATACCTTCGAGGATAACCTCAAGGAGTCCTTGCTGTACATATTGTACAGCAGTCGGCTCCATGGCGATTATTCTCGGCGTTTTCTGTGTTTTAGGCACAGAGACAACCTTAACGGGTATCTCTGCGTCGGGTTCGAGGAAATGAACGTCGTCCTCATAGAAGCTATAATGCTTCCATGATGGAAACAAGTACTCCCCTGCTGGGAAGTACTTTTCCAGACGACTGGTCCAGACGCGCTGAGTGAACTTGTTGTTACCAACAAGTCCATCTGCAGTTGCGCCTGGGCCATGTTTCGGGATAATTTCTCCTTCGTAGATCTTACGATCTACGTGAGAGAACGTTTCTCGAAACAACAGCATCGCAACGCGCTTGAAGTCCTCAATTTGATGAGGCTTCCAGCTGTTTTGAATGCTGGCCATTTCCTTCTCACATTGGACATAACCTAGCATCGCATCGGCCTCCCTCGCATCGCTGCAAGGAAGGTCAATCTTTGCAAACATCAACGTAAGTTGACGAATGCATTGAATTGCGTACGTGCTAGGAGTGTCCAACAGGACACCACTAGACAGATCGAACACACGACCCAGGAAACCCCGGAACAGTTCCGGGCTACCGTTCTGGATGTGAAACGTTTTCACAAACAGATTGGGGTCAATCCGCCCTATATCGAGGCATTGTTCAAATGCCTTTCCATAGAGCGGAAGAGTTATCGTGAGAAACGATAACCCCTCGTGTTCGGTCCTCCATTGGACTGTTTTGCAGTCCATGGTGGCGCTAGTGTGCAACTGACTCGCCATCTCATAGGCGAGCTTTAACCAGAGCGACATTAGGCTTTTCAAAGCCCCTCCTTAAATAGAGGTGGTCTTTCCTTAGCCTAATGGAGCTGAGCCATTTCGGTTTAGCTATGAGTTGAACACAACATCTTTTATAAAATAAAAGAAGAGTGCCAACCACCATAGCGTGCCGAAAAGACCAAGGGAGATAGCAATGACCGTCGCAATTATGCCCATATAGTCATATGAGGCACGACGGCGGCGGTGTAACTTGTACCTGCGTGAGAAACGCTGGGACATGTCACTGGAGTCAGGAGGAGATTTTAAGCTCCTGCCGACCCCATCGAGGCTATCTCGCCCGAGATATGTTCGTTTACCCTTAGGACGTCGTCCTAAAGGAGAATGAACACGTGGAGGGTCTCCATTCGAAAACGGAGGCCCCCCTCTCTCAGGACTCACCACCAAGTAGTTTGGTGATGACCAGGTCCGAAGATGCGGATATCTGGGTTTTGAAACCCGTATATACCGCGAGCGCCTCGGCGTTCGTGTATCCGGCAGGCGGTAGGTCAAAGACGGTATAAACACTCATACCGACCTTGACGTTCTGCGTGCTGATAAACGGATCCGTGGTGATCTTCGAATGGTCGACCCTTACGACACGTCTAGTGCGACGCCCATAGGCGTTTGCAAGAGACATGTCGATAAGGCCATCAGCACTCAGGTATTTCGACGAACCAACCGCGGTATCAACCCGTGGAAGGGGAGTCGTAACTCCTGAGATAGTGATGGTCTGTGGATCGGCGAGTGCCATTAGGCACGCTCTCTTTCTGGGTCTTCTCTAGACCCGTCTTGGTGGACAGTGAACACTGTCCTAACGGCTACGGGATAATCCCAAAGCCGCCAGGATGGAGAGTTGGAATGAGTCTAACCCACTCCATTGCACTCCGAAACCAAAGGGATTAGCCTGGCGTCGTTTCTTAGTCTCTGTAACGAGAGTAATAGACGGCACCCCCTGTTTGGAATTCCAGAATTTGGAACCCTTGAGGGAATAGGTATGCTTATTGATGGAATGTTCCATCACATACCCATATGGCATAATCAGACCATAACGATTGGCATCCGAAATATTGGAAAGTACGTCTCCAGTATTCGAAAACCAATCAACGGCCCAGCTCCAAGGAGCTAGATTCCAGACGTTCTCTGGCGTAAGGGCTATGCCGAATGACAATTCGGCCTCAGCACGTAACTTAGTTATGAACGATGAACCTTTCAGGTCATCGGGCATAAAATAAGTAAACGCGCCTGAGAACCACTTACGACGCTCGGTCTCCACCGTGCGTATTCTAGTTCCAGATGTCTCCAAGAAATCCGACACAGGTCCGAACCCGGGTACATACCCGGAGTCGAACGAAAGTGTCGTTTCGCTTGTAGACGATTCGATTGGGAAATCGTAACGTCGCCGGACAAGCCTTCCACTGTCGCGCTGAAACTGCGATATAGCAGTGTCAGTAGCGCCAATGGCCTGAACGATGTTTTGAATATCGTTCTGGATAGGCTTCCAACCGAAAGCAGCATTGAGATAATCATCTCCTGCAGCACGTGCCGCAGTTGTTGCTCTCAGCCAGTCCCTAGACGCTGATACACGAGGTAAACCCTCATGCATTAGCTCTCCTAGGAACACGGTGACGTTAGCGATTGAGTTAGTGGGCTTGCAGCGGGCTACGGCAGTTGCTCCAAGGGTATTAAGTTCATCGTCTGATGAACTAATATCCGAGGGCCAACTGATCGCACCCCCTCCAAGTGGCGATGTGCAAACAACGCCTTCGTATACAGGTGTATACAAATTGGCGTCATTATGTTTGCCCATCAGCCGTAGTTTGGGGGACTTTCCCTCAATGTACGACGCGGTGGTTGTAAAGTCACCGCCCACATCACCATGGGCTCTACCTTTAGGTGGAGGCCATGGGTTGCCCCGTGACACAGTAGTCTGTGTCCCAGTGTATTGGGTACCTTCGTCAAACAAAGAAGAATTAACTTTCTTCTTGTCTGAGTCACGAAGTCGATAGTACGTACCTCGGATACTCCGAGGCTTGTACTTACGTCTCCGAGTAGTGTATCCAATAGCGCTGGCCAATCGAACTCCTCTGGTTATGCATGTTTTTCACATGCGGTGTGTGCACTGCGTGCGGACCCCTTTCGGGG